GTATCGTACATCCAAAGCTGTCCGCCAGCAATGTTTAAAGTTTGAGCAAGCTCCTCAGTTTCTACATTTTGTTTAGCTAAGTTGAAGGTGACTAAATTGCCTCCAATTTGGGCATACACTCCGTTAGGGGCGCTCACACCTTGAGACTTATTTACAGGTATGATAAGTGTCTTGTACAGATAAGCAATGCTCACTGTGCTATCGATGACATTTGCTTGAGGTAATACCTGGCTAACAGCATAACCAGCTCCATTACTGTAAGCAAGCTTAGCGAGCATATACCCGCTTTCGTCTATGAGAAAGTAAGTGGGTTGATTTGTACCATCGTGGCTTATTAAAACATAAGCTTTATCGTTGTAAAAGAAAGCTTCGCTTCCAAGACCAGCATCTCTGTGTATAGTAGTGGGTCCTGTTATAGAGCCTCCCACTGTGCAAGTAACTTTTTGTATGTAATCCGTACGTTGGGCGGAAAAAGAATAAGTATTAGTCACTTGATAAAAAAGAGTGAGGCCCGAAGCTGATGCGATAGAGGTGATAGCTGTAGAAGTTATACCCACTATTGTATGCCTTGCTGTCGAATATGTGGACAAAGCTGCATCGATAGACCAGCTATACCCGTTTGCTCCGTTATAGGCTGTCACCCAGATAGTGGGAAGACCGATTGAGGGAAGATATCCCGTTACACTCATACGTGTGGCAGTGTATCCAGGTATGACTAAGGTAGCTCCTTGCACTAAACCAGTACTAAGCCTTGTGACACGAATAGCGCCACCTGCGTCGTTACCAGTCCAAGCCGCATACAAATAGTCATTAATCACATGAGCATCATATCCAGTAGTTGAGGACAGTACAGCCGAGCTTAAATCAGTAGGACCTGTAACGCTGGTAAGCAATGCAGAAGCTATGGCAATATAGCTAAGCCTATTCGGCGCAGGGCGTAAAAATGTGATTACAAAATAACTGCCTAAAAAGTGCACACGAGCTTGAGTGGCACCTGTGGGTAAGTTAGTTATATTGATTAACGTTTCACCCGTCGTATCAGAAGAAATAGAATACTTCCAAACGCCGTCACCGTCCAAAAACACCGTGCACACAAGGCCATTCGTTGAGACGGCAGAATCTATAACTGATATACTAGAAGCGGTTCTTACCGTAGACCTGGTAGACAAGGAGATAGGTTGTATACGTCCTTTGTCTATCCATTGGCTACTAGCTTCGCTATAAGCGTATAGACTGTCACCTATAGCTGTTAAGTTATTCTTGTAAGTAGTAAGTGTGGTCGCATTGGCTACCGAGGGTAGTGAAGTGAGAGATTTAAATCCATTACGTTTCTTTAATGCATTACCTTTTTGAAATATAGAGTTTTCCAAAGAAAGGAAATTACCAGGATTTATCTGCCAAGGATCATTCTTGGTGTCAAGTCCTAGTGCAAAAGGTATGTTTAATGTTTGTTTTTGTACTGGCATATTACCGGTATTCTATTACTTTTACTCTCAGATTTTGTTGTATTCTAGACACTGAGCCAACAGTTACGTACTCCACCTCTAAACTGTAAGTACCCGCTGCAACGCAATCAAAGATATAGCTAGCACTTGTTAAAATGTTTATGCCTGTCCCATAGTAGTATTGAACGCTGTATCCGCCTGGACCTGTTAAGCTAAAAACAAGATAAGCATTTGCATTACTGGTAGCATAGCCATTAGACATATGCGGGAAAACTGTAACAAGAATTGATGAATTAGCTGCTGCTGTGGTCAGAGTGACAGTGCCCAACACAATGTTACCGCCTACGGCATTGACGTTGGTTAAATCAACACTGTTAGTATTTGGAGCACTTCTTTTTATGTAAGTTACTGCACCGTCATTTATTTTAGTAGTGGTTACATTTAAATCTGTAATTTTAATAGTAGTTACAGCATTGTCAGCAAGTTTAGCCGTAGTAATGCCTAAATCTTTTACACGCAATGTATTGGCATTTATCTCAACTGTAGAATTATCAGGATCTACTGAAGCGATATTCCCTAAATTATTGATGCTCATTAAAGCTTGAGCAGCAGGCAAAGAGGAGGCAAGTGTGATCGTGTAATTAGCAGCCAATACAGCAGGGGGAGAAATTTGTATGTAATTACTTGCTGCTACAATGTTTCTTAGATAGAGTGGTCCGCAATCGATGGCGCCGGAAGTATTGACATTTGACTGAAATACATACGTTTGATTAGCAGGTACGTAGTTGACTGAGGCAGGGGCTACGAGTCCGCCGATAGATCCAGGCGTGCCTGCCACAGCTCCGCCTATTGTAAGTCTTACGTTATTGCTAGCTGTATCTCGATAGTACAAGTCAGCCCCATACACATAAATACATCCAATATCCGAGCCAGAAGTAAAAGCTGATCCTTGAGCATTGAATCTAGCTGATCTCAAGCCAGTGGCATTGTTGCCGCCGAAAGGCAGATCAACGTTAATATCCATACCCGCTGGGGTGATTTGTACGCCGCTTCCCGGAGCATGATTATGCTGATCAACAGTGGATAAGGAATTATTTAAGTCTAAAGCCCAATTAGGCCCCGGCTCCTGCCCTACCGTTGGCAGTATCAAAGACATGTTGGGAGATAATGTACTGGGCATGTGCCCTCCTTAAAAAACAAATAAATCCACTACAACCGCAGCTGAGCTATTGAGAACTAACGTTCTCGATTTAAGCTGATTAGTGTCTTGCTTGTCATAGATTGTAGCAGCAGCTCGAACACGTATCAATTGCCATCCCTGTAAATTTCTGTCTAATCTATGATCAATTACGTTATCACCTATTTTTAAGCTAACCCTCGTTAGAATAACGCCCTTGCTCTGCGGCAATGCAAGCACAGGATTGAGCTGCGTAGCCCATGCTGTTTGTAGCAACGTTAAGCTATTGTCATCCGATTTGTAAATCGGCAAAGCCATTAGTAGCCTCCAAAAGAGCCGTCGCCATTGGGCGAGCCGTATCCGCCCCATCGTTCGCCAAAGGTGCGTACATCACTAATAGTATCCGGTTGACCTGCATCCCTGTTCATAGCAGAGGATTGTATGCGGTCAATTAAAGCCTGTTTCTGTGCTAATAGGATTGTAACATCGCTCTCTTCTTTTTGCAAACACTTAATCGCCGCGTCTACGATTACATATTCTGTCCATCCGCTGATACTATCAAGTAAGTCGCTATCTTTTAAAAGTGTGCGCACACGCGGTATGTACCATAAGCGGATATATTGATTGGCACTGGGCGTAGGAATGAAGAACAACGTGTTGCCCACCACACGATAGCGTAGGTTAAATACGCCGAGGAAGGTGGACGTTACGTTAGGAAATACATAGCGATTGCGGCTAATAAAGTCAAACTTGTGCAATGTCACCCAGGCGTTACCTTGGGCTCCCAAGCCACAGTCCACGCCTAATAGCTTGTAGAAAGCAGGAGCACCGCTAAAATTGGTGCCGTTAGGAAGTGTATATTGATTAGTCGAACCGTCTGTGATAAAAGTAAGAGGAGGAGCTACGTAGTAGTCCTCATACAGAGTTACAAGCAAGTCATACAGTTCTGTGTATGATTGGTTAATATAGCTATTCCATTCAGACTTGGTGACAAAATTGCTGTTCACTCTATCTGCGCGTTGTTGAGCAAGCAACCGCACTTGACCAAGGCTCATGGTGCCTGTTGCAGTTGGTACTGCGGGCACTGATAAGGTGTAGCTAGAGGTTGTACCGTTATCCGAGGCTACTCTATAATAATACGTAGTGCCAATAGTAACAGAAGTATCAAGATATTCAGGCGTAGCAGGGGCAGCAATAGAGGTAAACGTGACATTGTCCACACTCCGTTGCAGCGGATAGGTAGTCGCGCCAGCCACTTGGTCCCAAGATAAATACACTTGGCCGTCGCCTTGCTGGGCAATAAGATTTTGGGGTATTGAGGGTGCTGGCACGCTCGCTCCTTGGGAAGGGGGCCCAACGTTAGTCGAGCCCTTTTGTCGTCAACAACTGGGAGGATTAGGGAGCAGTGCTGTTTCGCAATACAATTGAGATAAGGTGTTGCTCGCCGTTACCGAGGTCGACAGCGGCTCCAGCAGCATCTAAGAATCTTACATCAATAGTTTTGTTAGCCATACTTTGAGCGGCGATTTCCATAGCAATAGCTGTAGATGAGCCTAGATTGATGTGCTGTACCATAAGTAGACGATTGTATTGGTCTTGTAGGGTAAGACGATATACGCCAGTGCCAGCTAACTTAACGACAGAAGCAACGCCTTTGCTTGCATCTGATACTAAGGAAGGTACTCCGGACCCGCTGGTGTCCACTTCACAGAAGAGGCTCACCCTCATTTTTTCTAAACCGAAAGAGAATTGATTAAAAAGCCTATTAGCCATTTTAATGCCCTTTATAACGCCCCATTCACATTCACCGTACCTGAGGGGCTCTTTCAGGTCCGGGTGCAGCCTAGGGCATCCTAGGCATCATAAGTGCTAATTATATACACAGGGAGGGCAAATTTGTCAGCATTTCCAACGCTTAAGGGCTGCTCCCTTGGGAGTGAGTTTACCTTCTTTGGACGTTGGCCCAGGCACGCCTGACATGCGGGCACAGAAAGACTTACGCCTGCCTGCCGCTTTAGAGCCTGGCTTTACTTTACCAGTCACCGGGCGTTTTAGGTGGGACCCGTGTTCCCGGTTATACTTCTTACGGTAGGCATCGCTTAGCCCACCTGTACGGCTATGTCTGTTAGGATTGTAGCCGTGAAAGGGCTTTACTTTACCGCCCCTTGCCATTAAGATAATTTTAGCTATTCTGTCTCTCATAAGCAAAAGCCCCCAGGATTGCTCCCAGGGGCCTCCGTTAGCTATATGCAATTAAGCAGAAAGCTGGATGACGCAGTTCCAACCGGGTGCATTGCAAATTAAATTTGCGTAGTAACCGATTCGGATTTCAAGGGCGTCAGCCGTTCCCACTCGTAAGCCTTCCAAACCTTCTAGCCCGTAGGTTAGAATGTGGGGAGCCTTACCGAGAGAACGAACCTTCCAAGTGTCCATCTGCAACAAGTATGCCCGTTGTGAGGGACAATTTCTGTCTGGGATGACAGTGATTGGTCCGTAGGGAGCATGAATGCGGATACCAGCAAATGCGATATCAGCTTCTTCGTGCTTGACGTCTACGTACTGAACCTTCGAGCCTAAGGATTTCTCCAGAGCTGCATAACTGGCGAAGTTCATGAAGCACATATCAGGCTGTCCACCTTCTCTTGCGACAAGGCTTGAACCATCAATGAGGGCTTCTTCGATTGACTGACTTGATCCGTCATATCTTACACCAGCAAGACGTGTAGGATCTGCCGAACGGTCAACACCCCAGAAGCTGTCCCCAGGAGCTGGAGCAGTGAGAGGGAGCCATGCGCTCAATCCGCTAACTTTCAAAAAGCTAGAAGTTGAGGTGGATCCGCCGACTGCAACGTCCCCTTGTACGGACATATATCCGTTAACTGCCCAGTTAGCGGACAGTGGGTTGGCAGACGCAGTGCCACGTAGTTGACCGCTTGAACGGTTTACCGAAGTGAGCACTACAGTGTCAGCCGAAGGAGCACCGCCGTCAGTAGCAGACACTACAAGAGTCATGCCAACTTCAAAGTTGACTACGTCTTGTATGTTTGCTAATTGGATAACGGTAGCGCCAACGCCTGTAGAGGGGGAAGAAATCGTGAGGATTTGCCCACGGCTTCCTGTACCACCTTTGAACAGGTCAAGTGCTAAGTCGTTTGAGATGTTGCGGAAAGCTGTGTCCATGACAAGCTTTGCTTCATCTACGAAAGCACCGGCGTTATCTTTAGTAGCCTCTAACAATTCGTTCGTGATAGTAGCCAACTGATAGTTGCTAATACGATAAACGAAGAAGCTAGAGATTTGAGGAGCGGTCTGATTACCTTGAGCAGAGCTGAAGGTGGCAGAACGGCCTTGCGGTGTACCATACACCAAAGGCACTGGGATATATTTACCCGCAAATCCGCTTGGACTCTCGTCCTTCGGAATAAGGGCCAGTAGAGGATTCTTTTTGTAGACGAGATCCTTCATGTAATCGTCACCAGTATAGAGCTCTTTTAGCGCTGCTACCTGGTTACTAACGCTTGCGTAAATCGCAGCCATAAGTCACCTATTTTAATTCGCCCTTGAATGCAGCAATCGCACGAGCGCGACGGTCTGCTTTAGTCATGGGCTTTGACGCCGTTGTAACGGTATTCGTCAAGGTTTTGGTTTGTATTAGTGGCTTCTGGTTTTGTTGTACTTCATCCCCTGATTGTGCGGCCTCAGGTGGGGCTAATTTAGATTGCACCTTCTTCAGTTTAGCTAATGTGAGGGCTTCATCGGTCAGGTATTCTTCTACCATATCCGCGGCTTCCTCAGCACTGAGTAATACACCATCTTCATCATATGTTTGTTTGATTAGTTCTACGACAGCCGTTTGCGACTTTGTAGCCTTGATGGTTTCATAAGCCTCGTTACCGTCAACCAACATATTCACTTCTCGGCTGACTTGTTTCACGGCTTGCTCATAGGCTGCTTTTTGGGCATCCTGAATCTTTGAAAATTGTTCCTGTTGAGCATTTTTTAACGCTTGTAGCTCTGCTTTAACACGCCGCATTTCCATATCGTCTGGACGACTGTTAAGAAGCATTTCAGCTATTTGATCATGCGTAAGCCCAGCTTCAGCCAACACTGACAAAGGATCGTTCTTTACTTGATCCTTCCAGCTTGACTGACTCTTAGCTTGTTGCTCTTGCCATGCCTTCTGTTGTTCTTGCAATTGACGTGCCTGTGCTCGTAAAGCTTTTTCTTTACGTGCAAGCTGGGCAAATCTTTCAGCAGATTGATCCGGCTGTTGAGGCTGTTGCTCAACTATTGGCTCTTGTTGTTCGGGGGCAATAGGGGCCACCGTTCCCTTCACTTCGTTTGACATTTACACTCCTGGTTTTTGTGGTATCATAGGCGATACAGGCAACGGCTCGGGGGAAGCCATAGGCTCTGCTCCCGGCATAACCGGGGGCATAGGAGGCTGCGCGGCTTGTTGCAGCGTAATCGCCTGTGAGTTAAAAGTACGGATCATTTCTGATCGCTCCGGGTCGAGCTTTGTGGGCATGTAAAGATTGTAATACTGATTGCTTAACTGGATGGCAAGACCTAAGTCCATAAACGGATCGGGAGGCGTATACACACCTTCTTCTACAATCTTATCAAGAATATAAAGAATACGTTCTTCACCGCTATTGGCAAGCTTTTCTTGTTGCTCAAGATCAGGGAAGTCGAGCATACGGCGACCCTCTTGAACGCTAACCATACCGCTTTGGATCATCTCGATAATCTTCTGTAAACGCCCGGCGGGATCTCTTGGAAGACTTGAGGCGTCATAGCACTGAATAATATACGTGTCTTTGAGCAAATCAGCTTGAGGTAAGTTTACTTCTCTTGTACCATCTTTATTGGGGTAAACTGTAGCGTAGCTGCCGTTCCTTTCTGCAATGTCTTTTGCAAGTTCAATAACTTGGTAGGCCAACTCAACGTAGAGGTTATCATATCTTTTTGAAAGGGTAGCGAAACGATCTGATTGTAAATCGTCATACTCTCGCAAGGCTGCACCAGAATCCAATCCAGCAGGCTTTTTACTGGCAGCAGAGAGGGCTGAGATTCCGCTTTGCTGATAGGCGTAATCGACGAGTCTTTGTAATTGTGCATACACTTCCGCAGGCACGCATGGTGCCACTTCATAGACGGGCTTAGTGCCACGATATGTGACAATTGATCCCACGTCATTGTTAAGCTGAGCTTTTACCACTTTCGAACCGTCTTCGACAAATACACGGGGTACGCCGACTAGATTGATAGAACGGCTAATGGTCATTAAAAGCTTGTTGATTTCCACCTGCGTGCCCATTAGCTGCTCGGCAAGGGATTGGCCAAAGAATCCTAATAGGCGTTGGCTAAAGTGAATAAAGACGAAAGGAAACTTCTCTCTGTTATATTCTTCGTCCAACAGCGTGGCGTTAGTGCAAGCGATAGTATGTCTCCCGTCGCCAGCATTCGGGCCGGAAGGAAGATGCCAGCCCTCAATCACCATAACTTGGTCGGAAGCTGTCTTTGAGCTATCGCCAGCTGTGTCTGGATAAGCCTGCTCAGCTCGCATAATATCATTTGCCTTGTCAGGGAACATCTCGACAAGCACTTCCCTGTCTACAAGCTTAAGCTGATACATTTGACGTGGATCGCCGTATAACCCGTCGTTTGGATCGACAAGAAGCTCAGTAAAAAGCACACGCTCCATTTGCACTTTCTTGTCCTGTCCTTCAAACACTTTCACACAGCCTGTTCCTAGCACAGCAGCATCTCGTAAAATCTGCGTGCCCAAATCATAAGCCTTGGTGCGGTAGAATTCGCCCATGACAAATTGATTAAGCTGTTTTGCAAGATTGCGCGCCCTATAGTCCCCGTTGTCCGTAAGGAAGATGGGACGAGGTCGAGATTGAGTCAAGCGGCTCACCAGCGTGTCCACGCACGATTGCACCACGTTCATAGTGGGGCGATCTAGGGGCAGCTGGTTATTTTGGCTTAGTTTGTTTAAGCTAGTTCCAGCCATCCCGAACAAAGGCATATTAGCGTATAAGCGAGAATAGATAGAAGCTTGTCTATATCTAAACTGTAGTTGTTCTTTTAAAAACGCCGCAGTAGAAACGAGAGCGGCTCCTCGCTCGCTTTTAGAGCTTTGCTTCCACCATTTAGCAGGACCGGCATCGGCGGGTGTGGCGCGAGTTTTGACGCGTACGGTTTCTCGATCGCCTTGCTCACGTTTAGTAATTTTAGCCATAAATTATAATTG